AATCGCTGAATGAAACGTGTCATTGTCGAAGAAGTGCATGGAGCTATCTAGGAAGCAATCTAGAATATTCCCCCCTCTGTATCTGGAAAGGCAGGCGATAACCTGAGCCTCAACCTCCGTCATGCTGGGAAAGGTCTCCGCCCAGCAGTCAACTTGCATCCTTATCGTCTTGATGGGTGAGTCTCCTCCCATGCAATGCTCGCTGATATCGCTAACCTTCATGTAGGTAACGGCGGGTAAGTCTGCATGCTGAGGGATGGTGAGGGGATATATTTTCTCCCCAACCAAGGCTGTCACTCCCGTTGCTGCGGTAATCAATCTTCCTTGGTAAGGGCTTAAATCGATGGATGACCAAAAGAAAGCATTACCCGCCGTGAAGTCCCCTCTATTAAAAGTGCCAACTCCAGGCAGGTAGAATCCAGGCGTGGCAATGTCGTAAACCTTCCATGAAGTTATCGTATTCGGATCAAACCCACTCTCAACGCTCGCCCAATTCCTTGTCGTGCCATTGAGAGAGGAGACGATATGGCAGGCGGTTGCGGGTGGATCGAGAACTTTCTGGAATATGATATCATCTATCTCATATACCCCATTTCCTCCAAAGCCCGCATCGGTTATTCGCATTTGAGTGTAGGCGTCCCCTATTTTATATATACTAGGACTTTGTGTCTCTGTTCCAGTAGGTGTAAAATCATAACATTGAATTGGCGGTGTTCTGATTTGCATTAATTGGGCAGTGCCACTCTGAAGCCGATGTTTTAGGGACATTTTATTAAGTTGACCAGAGATACTAATAGCCGGAGAATATATCATGCCATTATAAGGTGCCACTGGAGTCAGAATACCCTTTCCGCCAGCGGCAGTAATAGTACCTGTACCCTCTGGGATCCAATCCCCAACAGAAGATGTAAAGGTGCTGGAATCACCCGTTATCATATCTGTTACAGTCTCCCCTGCCCCAACTCCGGCAAGGTAGCCGGTGGCTTTCTTGCCGGCGGCGTCGAGGACTTCGATGGAGAAAGGGGTAGTTACCATCCCTCCTGACAACCGAGCATAAATTTCTGATTCAATGCTGGACATCAATGACTCCCTTGAACCCCTTTCGTTTTCTCATAAGTCCTATACGCTCCCAATCCCAACAGAGGGAAGAGCAACCCTACCAATGTCGCAGTATCCAAATTCGGAGGGATGAAAGCAGGATTAAACATGAGCGTTATCCAATTCATCAAAGGAAAGAGGACACATTGGTAAGCCAACCCAAACACGCAGACCCAAATCGCTGCGGGTCTCGCCCCTGCAATAAACTTTGATGGAGAGGCAGCCTCGATAGCGTTGATGTTATTCTGAGCGGCTGTCATTAAAGCCTCCACCTCTAACATCTTCGCTTCAAGCTTGATTGCCTCGTTTGGATCAATGGGAGCCTTCCCCGTGATAGCGGTGCGGATGTCTTTAAATAATCCTCCCACCCCTCCAAACACACTTGAGACTCCCTCTCCGATCCCTTTGAAATCCAACTTTTCTATGCTGATTGCGCCGATGCCCATCTTACTTTCCTCCCGTCCTTATTAGCACTTCAACCTCATCAACAGCCTTCCTTATCCTTCTTACGGCTTCCATGATATTCTCAACATTCCCCGCTTCCACTTGATGCCTCCCCCTGAAGGCCCATGACTCAACAGAGATAAATTTAGCGTTGAGGAGCTCCTTATTCACGACTTCCGTTCTTTCTCATCTCTTCAAGGATTGCAATCTTGACATCCTTCCGCATAAACTCTTTAAGGTTATCCATCCTCTCATTCAACATATCCTTTACATCCTCAATCAATTCCTTTGAGTTCTCCCTACACGCCAGCGCATGCTCACTCTTCGTCAGGACGCCTCGGTAGACGATTCCCACAAGGCCCATAATCACTCCTCCTATCAGTAGTGAGATTAACCATTCAGGCATCTTATGTCACCTCCGTAGCATGGATGACAAGGGAAATGTTTCTCTCCTCTTCGTTTAAGATTGAATCAATCCCGAATACCCTCTCAGCCCAAGTGATACGATGAGAGGCTTTAATCCCAGCTTGATACCACATCGTTATCTTATGCGTGGTGGTTGCTTGAGTCTGACGCGAGAGATAGAGTTCCCTTCCGGAGAGAGGCTCGATGCTCGCCCATGCGTACAGGAAGGGAGTCCACGTCACCTCTTCCGAGCCCGTATCGGTGCGACGGGTCACTTTCTCCTCGATACAGATTTTATGGATAAGTTTTCCACTCCTTAACATCTAGGCCCCTATGATGCGATATTTAAAAAGCAAGTCATTAACCACACCCAACCTGGTCACTGGTTTATCTGTAATCTCTTCCCGGTTTAAGTACATTGCTGCAACCTGTAACAGCATGGCCTGAATGATGGGCTCTTCAACATCTTCTCCGTGATCACCGTATCCACAGATAAACTCGATCCCGACGGGGTTGATTGGATACAGAATATCCATCGGCCACGTTCCGCAATACGGGAGAACTATGCGCCCGGGCTCAGAAACAGAATCAACAAGATAGTCCGTGGTGACAGTTAGGGTGGTAATCGTTCCGGCTGAATCTGTGTACTTTACTGACGACACTGATTGAAGCGGAGGAAATGGTATCTCGATGTAATTCTCTCCCGGCCATCGATCGAGATAGTATTTCCAGGTCTGAGTAATCAGCTTCCTCGCGAGAACCTTCTCAATGTCCTTTCGCACAGCTTTGATGAGCATATCAAGGTAAGACACAACGGTCTCATCAATGGAGCTATCTATCGGATTCATTCGAAGCTGTCCCAATGCCTGGAAATAATTAATTGGTTCGACTGCTGGACCTGATATGAGAGTCTTTGCCATTCGCTCACCATTTAAAAAGGGGGCGATCCGCTAGGAAGGAGGAGGGTGGACCTAGCTTCACGCCCCAATCAGATTATCGTTCGGCCTGCCAAATCTTGATGTAGTCCAGGGCGATGCTTCCGAGTCCGGCATCTGCCCCAGTCTTCGTAATATTGACGTAGGGCTGAACAAGCGGGCTTCCGATATCACTCATGTCGAAGGTTGTGGTTGCCCCGACTTGGACGCCATCGATGTAGAACAGGATGTTTTCGTCATCGGTGAAGTCAATTCTGAAAATGTGAAAGGCCGCGTTGGTGAGAATTACACCCGTTGCGATTGCATTTTTATCATTCGTGCCGTCGTCAGTATAAATCACGGCAGTTCCATTCCCGTCAAACACGATCAAAGCGTGTTCATTGTAATCATCGGCTGCGGCCACCTGTTTGTCATCAACCTGAGACTCGCCAAGAACACCAAAGTGAAACTCTGTCCCAATGGTGGGAAGAACTGTTAATTTCGCCCTGAACTCAATAACGAGTCCCTTCGAAATATCCCAGTTCAGCACATTCCCTTGATTGACGATTCCGGCTTCTTGGTTATTGGCCGTCGCGTCTATTGCAAATAGCGCATTCCCTAATCCATCAAGAGCTTGCGATCCTTCTGCCGCATCAACATACAACCATTTGAGGGGGTCATATGAAACACCTTCAAAGTCCTCAAACTGTTTTCGAGGAGCTAAGGACTCAACCGTCTCGTGGGTCGTTCCATCCCTAAAACTTAACTGCCCGCCTCTCCAATTCGCTTTTGTTTCGCCCATAATAATCTCCTTTTTTCACTCGCTCTTAAGCTAAGTGTCGCCATCGCAATGGGGCGAATCGCCTACAAGGTTAAGGAAAATAAGGGTAGCCCCACTAAGGAGGCTACCAGACTCTATTACGACAATGCTGAGGCCGATCTGTTTTCGGAATTTCGAGGCTCAAGGATAGCAACCACACTGACACGACCAGTGAGCCCACCATCTGTATCCAAGAATTCCAGGGTCAACCATTCCTCATCATTGGCGGTATCCATTTCAGATCCGTCAATTTCGATGACCAACATATAGTCGTCTTTGGCTGCGGCGACGATGGCAAGATTTGCAGAAGTTAACTCCGCTGCAAGCTTGTCACAGTTTGCAGCACCCTGCGCGGCTCCGCCATATGCGTATCGGAAGGTCAGGGCGGATGTCTTTGCCCCATCCGAGGCCCCACTCCACAATTTGACGTAAGCGGCTGCCGCTGCGGTTGCGTGAATCAAGACGATAAACGTCGCGCTGTGGAAATTCTTCATGTTGATCGAGTCACAAGCGAAGTCGGCGTTAATGTCTTCGTAGAGCCCGACCGGAACGATTTTCTTTCTTTCTCCTAAGTTCATTTTAACCTCCATTCTAAAAGTTGAGATTACGGAGAGAGATTTCTCCCTCCCCGGTTAATGTTAAATCTTACCGAGCTTCCAAAGTTACGAACGGAGACTGTGTCGCAGTCGTCGCCTGCTCAGGGGTGAACACTTTATCCCACATGGGTTGACCGTCGAACCGCATAATGAAGCGGTAGTAGGTCTCTCCGCTTGCAAATCCGTACTCCACCGAAATGGCTTCCTGGATGCCACCCTTTTCGATGACATGATACTCAGCGGGATCGATCAGTAAAATATCCCCGACATCGCCCAGCTTAGAACAGTGAACGGAAGGGATAACCGGCCGGCCGAACAGGGTTCCGTAAGGAGATGAACTTGTCCCACCGGGAGGCATGTAAACCGGGGACCCACCAAGACCAACCGTGATACCCATGCCGTACAACTGGGGTTCGATTGACTGGTTGATCAACCAAATCATATTCGGACGGGAATCAGCGTAGCCGCGAGACCACATGTTTTTGATATTTTCGTAAACGATGGTATCGGGAAGCTGACCGATTTCTCTACCCACCGTCACAAGGGCGCCACTATTCAAAATTCCAACGGGCTGTCCACCACCGATTCCCCGGATGATATACTTTTCGGCAGCCTTCACGAGGGCACGGTTTCCACCGAGTCGAATGAAAGCTTCAAGGGCAACCGCATCAGCCAATAACTCTTCGGTCGTCGGCACAAGCACTCCCAACTTTTTCAGCTTAAGAGTTTTCTCCTTCAGTTTTGCAAGAGAAGGAGTGATACCACCGGCCTCTCCAAGAAGTCCGGCAACGATCCCACCAAAAATTCCGGCAGACTCGGTGTCCTCATCCGCAACGGGAATACTTATCGAGTTACTGTTTGCCGAAATGGGCAACCTTGAAACCCTCTGAAGAATCTGCCCGGTAGAAAACATTCTGGTTTTAATACCAGAAGCAAAGTCCATCTGGACGGCGAAGCCGCCGTCGCTGGGGCTCATTTCATTCATGCCAGCCGGTGCTCGCATCAGCCTTCGATCTACACCACGAGATCGATCTGCCGCCCGCGCAACGCATACCAATTGGTCTCCAAGCGACCCGAACCGATGCTCTCGGGCGGGAAGTCCGGGGAACTGAGCCTGAAGTTCATCGAGATGGGGACTGACATCGGGCCTGATCGCGGAACTGGATGGGCTTCTCAGTTTATCATCAACAGCCGCCTCTCTCTTGCATAACTCAAGGTTCGTTTGGAAACCCTCCAGGTCACTGATAAATCCAGAAATCTTTGCGGCTTCCTCCGGGTTACATTGCCGATTCTCTGCATCTGCCTTTGATCTGATAACGGAAATCTCTGATTTCCGAGAATCAATCAATTTTTGAAGTTCTTGTACGCGCTTTAACATTGTTACCTCCCATTTCGTTCAAATTTCGAGTTCATACCGAAATAAATCCGGCAGTAAAATTGTTTTTCTTTTTTGCATTTTCCGAACTTGTCATTACCTGAAGATTCCACGGAACATGCAAACCACAGACCACATGATTCTTTAAGGGAACAATGTGATCTACCGTATGGAGAATACCAGTTCCAAAGGTCATCCTTTTGGCTTCTTCATAAAATGGAAGAATCTCATCTATATCAACCCATGGAGGCGTTGCCTTGAGAATTGATGCTCTTCTCATCGCACTATGTAGGGTGGCTTTTGCTGGATTTTCCTTACGCCAATTCCTGAGATATTTTCTTCCCGCTTCAGGATGCTTATTTCTCCAAGTATTAATACGAGCATAAATCTCTTCTTTGTGTCTCATAAACCACCTGACTCGTGCTTCTGGATGATCGAGTTTATACTTCTTTCTCCATTTGGCGTTTGATTCAGGATGAGCATGTCGCCATCTTCTCATCCTCTCGGTCGCACTCAGTGCCATTTCAGAATTTCCCATTTCGTTCGTTGACTTTTTCAAGTCGTTTCCACAGATCATCTAATTTGATTTCCTGTGGGTTGGGGTTGATCACGTCGGGCATACCTCCGAGAATTTCAATCGGTTTGTTATCCACCATAAAAACTCCCTCAGCGCTTCTCGAAAATACTGAAGTAGAAAGATACACCGGCTCGGTTACTACAGAAATTTCAGACAGTCTTCCTTCATCTACAACCTGCAAATAACTATCGCCAGACAATCTTTCGTAGTGGACCTTCGCGCAGAATTTGAACGAGCAAAATGCCACGTCATTCCGCTTAATAGAAATTTGAAGATCTCGCGCCCAGGTTACATCGGGCGGGACGTTTTCGAAGGACACGCCATTTTCATCCTCTTTCAAACTTAGCGTTCCTGCCCGATTCCTTCCTAAAACATACTTAGGATCATGCTGCCAAAGCAGCCTTATGTCATCACTCAAAACTGATTGTTTAAACGCGCCAATGGCAATTTTTTCCTTGATCTGTGGACTCTCGGGAAGAGGATTGTCTGAAATTTTGTTATACGGAATGGCAAGTCCCATAAGTTTTGGGAATTGTCCGTCAAAACTCATCCTAAGTTTTGATTCAAAACTTCTTGTTTCCATTATTTATCTCCCCTGCTGTAACTTTCCCTTTTAAGGGTCTCGATAGAAAACCTTTCTGCATTTATAGGAGCTACTGGAGACACCGGATCTGGAATTTTGTCAAATCCATCCATGGGGTTTAGGTCTTCAAGTTCCCGGACTTCATTTTTTGTCATCCATCCGGTTTGAGGATTCAATGCTTCTTTAAAATAAGTGGCCCTGGCGGCATCATCCCCTCGCAAAAGCCCAGCAAGATTATGTTTTATGATCAGCGAGCCATCATTGGGGAGAAGCTTCGAGGTCAGCGCTTGTTCCATCCTGGTACAATGCGGAACGATGCAAAACTTGATGTAATCAAGTGTCGCCTGTGAGCTATTTCCCCATGTGGCACGAGCCCAATCGAAGATAAGATGTGGGGGACAATCAAAGAATCGACACAATTCAACTACCGAGAAATTACGCTGTTCCAGGAATTGAGCATCGAGAGGTTTTACCGTCAGTGGGTTAAAATGGAGTCCCTGCTCCAGTACGGCCAATAGATTTGTATTCTCTACACCACCATATGCTTTTTGAATCTCCCTGCGAATTCTCTTACGACCATCTTCATCAACGCTACCGGCAGTTTCTATTGTTCCTCCGAAGAATGCCCCATTAGCAAAAAACCTGGAAGAGAACTCTTCCTCAGCTACCGACAAACCCATGGTTTCCCTGGCAAGCGAAAGTATTGATAGCCCAACGATCCCATTTAAACTGATTCCGGCAACATGCAAAATTTCATCATCCAGAAATATCCGTGGTTCCCCATTTGCAGTCATCCGGTATTCGTAAATTAATCTATTTGTGGTATCTGATCTCTTCACCGTCATACGGCTTGGATCTAATTGCCAAAGCGCGGATGGCTGTCCATTAAAATCTGTCTGAATATGTGAATAATGATTTCCAAACAAAAGAACATGAGCTATCAAGGCCTCCGTCCATTGAGCTGCTGTGGTTTCAGGGTTTGGCTGAGAGTGAAGCAATCTATAAAGTGGTGTCCAAGTAGCTTTTTCCTTGTTTCTTCCATCCACCGAGTATAAATGACGCGGAAGGCTTCCTATGGTAGAGGAAATTCTACGCACACAAGCAAGTACCGTACTTATCTTGAGCGCATCTTGATCAGAAACAATAACTCCTGCCTTGGTTTTTCCAAGAACAGGTCCATACCATCTGTCATCAAATGCGGCATGGGTAGCCCTTTTCCGACCGATAACAAGGTTTGTAAACGGAATTCGTAAAAGCATTAATACCTCGATAAGAGGGAATGCCGAGACGGGAGGCAATGCCCCCGCTCGGACTTATTGGGATATCATCGGCGTAAAAAACGCCATCAACCATCTACCCTTAAGTCGATAGCATCATGTTTTTTGCGGAGATTACAGAAGTGGTGACGAAGACTATCCTTTGATAATTTAAGGCGTTTTGCTATCTGTTGGCGGGTCTTTCCTTCCATTAGAAGCGTGAGAATACTTTTTTCCGAGGGAGTAAAGTGAAAACCCCCGGCCTTGTGATAAATTGGCTGATCTTGGTTTGCAAAATCCTCAGCCTCTTTACATAATTCTGAACAAAAATCCTGTCTTCCACATATATTACAAAGCACCTCGAACTCCTTTTTCTATCCTGTGTAAATTTACCTAATATTGGTTTTCAATCCACAGTTGGGGCACGATTGCTTTCCTGAAACATCGACTTTCGACCCAGCATTAACGAGACAGGTGGGACAGAATGATTTTTCCTTGGCCTCGGCTGCGATTTCAAAATCCTCTTTGGGGTCAGCCTTCTCACCCACCTCAACAGACCATGCTAAAACCTTCTCATTCTTGTTCAAAACCTCCTTCTTGGACACCAAATCCTTCATTTTCACGATTTTTACCTCCACTCACGAATCGCAATGTTCGCGGCGATAATAACAGCAACCAGTGGATCGATCCGGCTCATTGACCGGGATTTGTCCGGACGGATATTTCCACTCGGATCTGACAAAACTCTCGCATTTTCAATCGCAGCGCGCAGCAAAGGATTCTTTTCGCACTGAATTTGTTTGTCCAGGATCTTCGCCTTAAGCAATTTTGTTGGTGGACTTAAAAATTGATACTGCTGCGCCACTGGGACCATTTCGAAATAATCTTCCAGGGGCGCCATAGCATCCTTCAGGTAAGGGTCGAATCCTATAATTTTCAGTCCGGGGAATGCCGACTTAAGATTTCCGAGGAGATCCTTGACCGCATCTACAGAAATGGTTGGTTTCCCCTCGAAAAATACCACCTCATCGTCGATCCACTTCTCGTATGGCAGCTTGTCACGCTTCGAACATTCCGAAAGATCGTCCCCCGCCAGCCAACTGAATGAGTAGATAATCCATTCAGGGGATCCCTTCTTGACCTCAATGATCAGTCCGAGGCTTGTTAAGTCCGTAACTGAACTCCAGTCGAGCCCGGCCACAATCCTGCAATCTCTCAAGGCTTCGATATCGAGATCACCCGAACAACAGGCATCGAACCTTTCAAGTGGTACAAGGGTTCTGGCCCCGTGCTGAGACCATTGATTTAAATAAAATTGCCTGAAAGCAGCCTTCCCTTCACTCCTAACTGCCTTGGCGAGCATCTTCTTGATTTCGTCAGGATCACGGAATCCCCCCTCTCCTGCGGCAGGGTTCGCCAATAAGAAGGACTCCTGGAGCTGCCAGTCCATTTCTTCAGGAACTTCATAAATTGATACCAGAGTGTCGGGTGCGGATTCAGGATTCGCCTCAATAGACTTCATCAATTCATAAATCGTGTAGTAGAAGCTCGACCTGGAGTCCCCGGCCGTGGACGCCGACACGAACAATGGCTCCTCCCGAAGCCCCTGACCGGTCTCCATTGCAGACCATAATTCCTCATTTGGTTGAGTTAGCGTTTCATCGAAGACAACCAATGATAAGTTTCCACCGAGATTGAACTTGCCATCAGCTGAAAGGGGCTCGTAAATGGCGTCGGTCAGCGTGTTCGTAATATTCGCGGGCACGGACCGGACCTTAAGCAGCTGAGAAAGTTCTTTCGAACGTTTGATGATCATCTTGATGGTTCGGAAAATGTTTCGAATACTCTGATCACGTGTGCCGGAGCAACTTACTATTTCTGCCGCCGGATCTGAAAAACTCTCCTCCACGAGCCAATAGAGAATCAAGAGACAAAGCAGAAATGTTTTTCCATTTTTTCGTCCAATATGGATAAACAACTTCTTGAATACCCGATGCTCGTTTTCGTCCAGAGTGCCCAACAGTTTCTGCATTCGGTCTTGTTGCCACTCCATCAGGCGAACCGGCATCCCGGCAAACTTTCCTTTGACGTGGCAAGCGTAATGCTCACAAAAATATTCAAACTTTCGGAAGCGATAGGCCCCTGTGGATTCACCCGGCATCGGTGGTGGGAAGTAAAGGCGGTGAACATTAGCCTCAAGATCGGCTTGCTTTATGTTCTCTCTCCGGACCTCGGACATCTTCTCCTTGGTCACAGGAGCTTGATGTTTCCCCCTTTGATTGTGTCCATGGGCGTAGTGGTTGCCATGAGGAATAATGTCTCCGCAGCCACATTCGCAATGCTTAGGTCTTGGCATTTCGTATCCTTTCTCGCCTAACGAAAATCCTGAATATCTTCACTTGGCTAACTCAGTTTTTTAAACCTTTCAAAAGTCGTTTCCCTAAAAAAAATTGCTTGAATCGAGCGCGGTATGCCAAAGGCTGAAATAAAAGTTTATTGTGTAATTATTACAATAACTTATGAAACTCGGCCTCAATCTGACCATGGCACGTGCTGCAAAGTGAGACCATATACTTCAGGTTTAATCTTTCATCCCAGAACTTCAGAATAGGCAAGGAATGATGAACTAGTGTGGCAGGCTCGATCAAATCGTTAAGCAGGCAAGTCTCACACAGGGGACACTGTGACAGCTTGAGTGTCCTTGCCTTGATCCATTCGCTGGATTGATAGAACTCCTTTGCGCGTGGGTCCCTTATCTCATCGTCGTAGAACTTAGTGGTTAGCTTTCGTGTTATGACTCCCTCCCGCTCGCTTCTGCTTCGCCTTTGCTCTCACATAAACCTTGAATAGAATGTCGAAACAGAAATGAATTCGCTGTCGCAAGGGAAGTATTGATATTGAGTCCATGAAGAGATCGGCATTACATCGATTGGTTCTATTGATCTCTTTCCTTATCCTCTTTGTGTATCTACCGTTCATCTTCCATCCCCGCTACAACGATACCTCTTATCACAGAAACTAATGAGCTATCACTTTTTCTGATACTGCTTCCATTTAACACAAACTAAATTGTTTGTAAAGAAATATTATTTGGCCGGGGGTGCTCGGCAGCGGCAATGTCGGATTTTGGCAGTTTCTTCAAGTCTGAAAATTCTGCCATAATCTCCCTTATGGCCTCCTGGCTTAATCCCTCTGCCTCCCCGATCTCCTGTTGGCTGTAGCATCTCAACCATTTACCAGCCAGCGATTCGTTGTTACGGAAGAACCCCGTGGAATTCGTTCCACAGGCTTTTATCTCAACCATTCACCAGCCAGCGATTCGTTGTTACTTGCTTGTGGCATCTGTGCCCTAAGCAATCGGCTCTCACAACCATTTACCAGCCCGCGATTGATTGTTACTTTTCCAATACGCAAATTTGCGGAATCGAAATTTATCTCAACCATTTATCAGCCCGCGATTGATTGTTACGGAAACCCCTTGTGGAATTTGTTCCACATGGGGTTTCCGATCAGTCTAAGACTACCTCTGCCAGAAAAACCTCCACTCTGAGGGCGAAGGCAGCAGGCACCAACCGGATATATTTGGAGACTGCGGAGACCCTATTAGAA